CGCAACTGTTGGAGTGAAGAAACAAGACGCCTACTTAGACGTCAAAGTCAAGTCGCTCGACGGTACGTTATCCGCTCTAAACCTGTTCAGGGAGTACCTGGGTTGGAATACCAACCTGGACTCATACTTTCTGAGCCTTCCTGAGGCTGAACGGCCAAAGGTTAGCGTGGTGAGTGGAAGTCGTTTAAGCTTTGTACCCAAGAAGTTTGATTCTCTTCGTACAATGCTTGTTGAACCAACTGTAAACCAGTTCCTTCAGCAAGGTCTCGGTAATTACTTACAGAGCAGGCTTAAGAGTGGCAATATTGAGTTGGAAACACAACCAATTTGTCATGGCTTGCTAGTGAGAAAGATCTCTTCCGAGGCTCTTCCAATAGCAACTGTAGACTGGTCTCAGGCTAGTGACCGTATATGGCTTAAATTGTGCCAACGGTTACTACCTAGCGATTGGTTTGCAGCGTTGGAGGACGTTAGATCCCCGGTCTGCACCTACCATGGTGAGGAATATAAACTCACTATGGCTGGTAGTATGGGCTGTGGTTTCACATTCCCACTTCAAACTCTCTTGTTCCTATGTCTCCTACGAGCTCTTGCTCGTGAGTGTGATAAGGACCAGTTTGTCTCCGTGTTTGGAGATGACTGCATCTGTGACTCTGATCTCTTTCCAGAGATCGAGAAACTCGCACTCGCACTTGATTGGCAAGTCAATGAAGACAAGTCGTTCAAGGAAGGTGATTTTAGGGAATCCTGCGGTGTTGATGCTTACCGCGGGGTGGATTGCAGGCCGTTCTTTGTGGAACGTCCTGACGATGTCACCACCAAGTCAGCTCTAGCGAGCTGGGCTTATGGCGTTTTCAATGGGTTAGCCCAAAGAACTACTGGGTATCCCATTGAGGCACGTGAAGCATGGTTACTTTCCTTCTTCGAGGAGCATGGTTTAGGGCGTATTTATTTCGTCCCGCCGCGCTTCTCTGAGAAGTCTGGTGTGAGGTGTACAAACCCACATCAGATCATGCTCAAGCACCCCGGATGCATCTCAGGATCGGATGCTGATGGATGGCATTTTAGGTACCTCGGTCAGAAGCGCAAGCGCGTCACCGTGGATCCTGAGCCATATTACCTGTGGAAGTTGATGGGTAAGGGTGTACCAAGGGATTTCAAGAGTGGAAAACTCCTCTCTTTGGAATCTGAGTCCCTGGATCCGGACAAACAGTCCCGGGTCCCTTGGAAGGGTGTGGCATACGGCAGCAAAGCTGGGTACGTGCACACATGGCAGTACTTCATCGATTGATTAACACACCCAAAGGGTATTAAACAAGGATGG